CGCCGGACAGTCTGCTCTATCGGTTCCACTTCGCCGAAAAGCGACGCGCCCGACGCTGGGAGCTCACGAAGGTGATCTCCGCGTGGATCCTGTGCGGCGTGGCGATCGCCGCCGTATGCCTGGCGGCGCTGCGATAAAAAGAAAGGCTGAAACTAATGATCGAATTTGACTTTGAAATCAAGCTGAGAGTGAAAGTGTCCGCCGGAACGGCTATCGCAGCCTACAAGAAATTGCTCGATCAACTCCCGTCCGGCCCAGTTTCGAATCTAGAATTTCACATACTCGGGCAGACGGATCTGGAGGCCGCACGACAGGCCGAACGGAAAGATCGCAAACGAAATCGATCGCGGAATGTGGAAAGTCCACCGGCAGACGCGGCGAGCATCGAATCGGAGACCAAGGGGTGAGCAAGATCGTCATCGGAAAATCCGGGCACCAGAATATTTCTTTCGATCTCGACGAGCTGATCGCTGGCCGGTTGCTCATCCAGGCGAATTCTGGCGGCGGCAAAAGCTGGCTGCTTCGCCGCCTGGCTGAACAGATCTTCGGCAACGTCCCGATAATCATCATCGATCCAGAGGGCGAATTCGCGACGCTGCGCGAGAAGTTCGATTTCCTGCTGGTTGGCGAAGGCGGCGATATTCCCGCGCACGAACGGTCGGCCGCTCTTTTAGCCGAGACGCTACTGAAGCTGAAAGCTTGCGCTGTGATCGATCTTTTTGAGACCTATCGCACGAATCCAATAGGTCGCGATCTGTGGGTCAAAGCGTTTCTGACGGGACTTCTGAACGCCCCGAAGTCTTTGCGCCATCCGACCGTGCTCATCATCGACGAAGCGCACATGTTCTGCCCCGAGCAAGGAGAATCACCCGCCGAGGGAGCGATGATTGGCGCCGCGACCGCCGGCCGGAAACGTGGGATTTGCGCTATATGGGCTACGCAGCGCCTAGCGCTCCTCAATAAATCGGCGAGCTCGCAACTGCAGAATCGAATGGTAGGCCTCACATTCGAAGACGTCGATGTAACGCGCGCAGTAAACCTGCTAAGCGTGGCTTCGGATGAGCAGCACGCTTTCAAGGCGAAGGTGAAAGTCCTCGAGCCCGGGCAGTTTTTCGCATTCGGACGCGCGATCAGCAAAACTCGCGTTCTCGTTTCAGTCGGGCCCGTCGAGACGTCGCACCCAAAGGTCGGAAGGTTTTCGCGTTCCGCCGAGCCACCTCCGGCGCCGGAGAAGATAAAGGCGCTGCTGCCGAAGCTGGCCGATCTTCCCAAAAGCGCGGAGGAAAAAGCCAAGACGGAGGCGGAGCTAAAGCGCGAGATTCGCGAGCTCAAGGCAGCTTTGCGACAGCAGCCGAAGCCTCCGGCGCAGAAGCAGGAAGTTCGCGTGGCCGATCCGCGCGCGATCGAGCGAGCCGTTGCCCCGCTGTGCGAGGCACTGGAGGCGGCCATGAAGATACTCGTCAAAGTCCAGGTGCTGAATACCAAGGGCTCGAAGATCAGCGATGAGGAAATTCGAAAGGCTCTTGAGGCTACGGTCCGCGACGTGCGACGTCTGGCGGAAGGTAAAATCGACGCGCGTGCCAGGGAACTCGATCACCTGAAGGCCGAGTGCGGCCGCTTGATTAAGCGCATCGAGCAGATCGCGGGAAAGCAGAGCCGAATTTCTATTGACGCTACCGCCGCGATCGGCGGCGCGGAGCCGATAAAAGTTTCGGGCGGGGAAATCCAACCGAAAGGCCCAAACGGTCCTGTTCTGGCGAGCAAGGACACGCGGACGAAAAGCAGTCATCCTCGCCCGGAAGTTTCTCACCCGGAATCGAATGGCGACGAAACGTTGTCCGCTCCGCGGCTACGAATCCTGAAGGCGATCGCAGAATTCGAAGCCATCGGCCGCACGAAGATCTCGAAGTCTTGGATCGCAGCCCGATCGGGCGCCAGCTATACATCGAGCACGTATGGCAACAATCTCGGATTTCTTCGAACCTCCGGATATATCACCTATCCGGGGCCGGACCAGGCCGCACTCACGGACAAAGGTCGCGAATCTGCCGGCGACATCTATGCGCCCACCGATTCGCAAGAGCTCCTGGAAAGCTGCCTGAAGCTTTTGCCGGCATCGCAGCAAAAAATCCTTAAAGCGCTCCACGAGAGGTACCCGAATTCCGTTCCGAAAGGCGAGCTCGCCGAGATCGTCGGCGCCAGCGGCGCTTCCAGCACTTACGGCAACAATCTCGGCGCGCTTCGCTCTGCCGGGATGATCGAATATCCGGACGCGGGGCAAGCCAAAGCCGCGGATTGGCTGTTTCTCGAATGATTGGCGCGGAAAAACGCGACGAGAGGGCGCTGCCGGGCGATCGCGTGAAGCTAACCGGCGGGCACCGGTTCGCCGGCTACACGGCCATCTATCTGGCAGACAAGGAATTTCCGTTTGGTGGGAAGCGTCCCTGGGTGCGCCTCGAAAGCGGAACCTGCGAGGAATGCTGGGTGAACGATCCCGAAACGCAAATGAGGAAACTGTGATGTATCTGAAAATCTTCAAATACAAAATTCCAGGACCGGGGCAATTCACCGTGGCGATGCCGAGAGGAGCGAAAGTACTCGCGATCGGTATACAGCGCAGCGGATTCTTCCAGGACCCAGTCTTTTGGGCTCAGTTCGAAGCCGAAAATCAGCATTGCCTCGAGCACCGATCTTTCGCAGTTGTGCCGACGGGAGTCGAATTCGAAGCAACCGGATTGCGCTACATCGGGACTTTCCAACAAACGACGTTTGTCTGGCACGTGTACGAAGGCGCGTTATGAACCGGCTTTGGTGGGCCACGCTGAATACGGGATCGCCGCGCTACCCGATCTGGCGCGAGATTCTCGATAGCGACGAAGTTCCAATCAAGCATTACGTGCCGGCGAAAGCCACGCTGGGCGTGCCGGCGATCGAGCGCACCGTGGGAACGCCTGCGGTGGAAGAAAATGTGGAAGTCTACGAGCTGGACCTGGCGGAGCTCGGCAGCGCGCAGATCAGAAGGCTCGCAGCGTTCGTTAGCGCGAAATTCATCACGACCTTGGAGCAAGTGGAAGCCACCATTCGGATCGAAGGCTTTCCGATTCGCAGCGAAGACGTGATCGTGGCTTTCAGCATGCGAGCCTTCCTATGAGCCGCGGCAATCGAACCCAGAGCGTGAGGGTCGGCGACGAGCCGAATGTGACGGATGGCGCGATGACGTTTCAAGAGATCGCCGATGAGATGGGAATCTCGAAGCAATTGGTCTGGTTTCATTATCGAAGCGCGATTCGAAAGCTTCGCCGAAAAGCAGCCATCTATCGGATTCGAGACATTGCGCGGGGAAAGACGCAATGAGCACCAACAAAATAGAGCTGCGCCAAATTCTCGATCAGATCACTGAATCATTCTGCATCGTCTGCGGCTGCGGCGATTACTCGCCCTGCGAAGGCGGCTGTTCGTGGGCCGCGGTCGATCGTGTCGCCGGCGTGGGAATCTGCTCGAATTGCGCCGATAAACCGCTCGCCGAGCTCGTCGCGGCCTGCGAGGATTCCTAAACGTCAATACAGTACCAGTGCCACTCCGGTCGCAAATGCCGCACCATTGAATCCGTGAACATCAAGGTCGACGTCGAGACCGAATCGGTGGTCCGTCTAACTTCGGAAGTGTTGCGGCAGCTTCCATTTGCCGCGAACAATGCCATCACGCGCACGGCGAACGAAGCGGTGATCGCAGCACAGCGCGAAGCCGGCGAACACCTGCAGATCCGCAAGAACTTCATCCTTCGCCGCATCAAAATTCTTTCGTATTCGCGGACAAACAATCTGACAGCGGTGATCGGCGTCGATCCGAATGTACAAGGCTCGCCGCTGATCCTTGGATTTCTCGAAGCTGGGCAAAGCGGTGTGAAAACCGGATCGCTCGGCGAAGGCGTGGCTGTGCCGCTAACCGGCTCGCCGGCGCGGCCGTCGTTTCCGCAAAGCGTGCCGACGTCGCTGCGCTATACGAATCTGCACATCGCGAATCGCAAAGGAAAGAAATCCACATACGTCGTTCCTGGCGTCGGAGTATTCGAGCGCATCGGCGCCGGCGGACGCAAATGGAATCGCACGACGCAGAAGATGATTACTGTGGATCGCACAGATACGGTCGAGATTTATTCTTTCAAGCCGAGCGTGCCGCTCACAACGCATGTGCATCTGCGCGATGCGATGCTCAATGTTATCTCGCAGCGTTTCGCTGCGATCTTCACAGAAGAATTCGAAAAAGAAATTCTCGCGCGCGTGCGCCATCTTTCCGGATAGGAAAACAAAAAGCGAACGGGTCCTTCCGACCCGGCCCCCGTTCGCGGGTGACGGCGTCTGCGATTTTTGACCAGCGACTGAGTGCCGCGGATGGACTTGACTTTACTTTGGTGAAAAAGCGCAAAACGGATGCCGGCATGAAGTCCGCGATCGTGAATGCGGAGAAGCTCGCGGTGTTTTTCAATCTGACGAAGCAGCGCGTGCACCAGCTCGTCGCCGAAGGCCTGCCGCGCGAGCTCCGCGGCAAATACGATCAGGACAAATGCGCGCAGTGGTATATCCGCTACCTGCAGGCGGTGATCGAGAAGAAGGCCATCCCGCTCGAGCCGGGCACGTTCGCCACGGAGCAACAAGAGAAGGTGCGCAACATGCGGATGAGCGCGGACCTGAAAGAGATCCAGCTTGCCGAGCGCCGCGGCCAGCTCGTGGCGATCGACGACGTCGAGAAAGAGATGGCTGACCTGGTGCTCACCACGAAGGCGCGGATAATGTCCGTGCCGGCGCGCCTGGCTCCGGAACTCCTGGGCGAGACGTCTCGCGTGATGGCCCAGGCGAAGATCGAGAAGGCGCTGAAGGAATCCCTCGCGCAGCTCGCGAGCAGATCGGAGGCATGAAGATGCCGGGGGATATCAGCAGAAGTAGCACGGGACCTTCCGACGATGCACCATACGTGCCGAGCTGGTGCTTTGATCCTCCAGGGCCGCGAATGTGCGTCTGCGGCGACCACGAGGGCTATCACGGTGACGACGGTCATTGTGTTCGCGCGCGTTTCTGCCACTGCCTAAGTTTCCTGCCTGCTCAAGAGCATAAATGACCGAGCTGGCCACACACGAATCGGCCGCGGCGAATTTCCGGGCGGCGATCGCGCGCTCCTGGAAGCACTTCGAGCCGCCGGCAGATCTCAGCGTGAGTGAGTGGGCCCTCCGCCATCGCGTGATGCCGAAAGGCACGACGCCGCGGCCGGGCCCCTTCAAGCCAGAAAAATTCCAGATCGAAATGATGGACGTGATCCTCAATCCCGACGTCCACGAGATCGTGGTGCAGAAGTGCACGCAGGTGGGCTATTCCGACGCGGTGCTGAACAACGTGATCGGGTACTTCATCGACGTCGATCCAAAGCCGATCATGATGGTGCAGCCGACGATCGACAATGCCAAAGATTACGGCAAGAAGCGCATCACGCCCATGATCCAGGCCTGCCCGGCGCTGCGCGAGAAGATCAAGGATCCCACCGCCAGGCGCGCCGGCAACACTCTCGCGCTGAAGGAATTTCCCGGCGGCTTCCTGAAACTCACGGGAGCGAATTCCGGCGCCGGCCTGCGCTCCGATCCCGTGCCGGTGGTACTGCTGGATGAAGTAGACGGATACCCGCTCGACGTCGAAGGCGAGGGCGATCCGCAGCAGATCGCTACGCGGCGCACGGACGCCTTCGCAGATTGGAAGGTGGTCCGCGGATCGACGCCGGCGAAGCCCAAGGGCATCTCGCCCATCGAAAGGGATTTCGATCGCAGCGATCGCCGGCGCTTCCATGTGCCGTGTCCGCACTGTGGCCACATGCAAGTGCTGTGGTGGCGCGATCCCGCGACAAAGCAATATCGGCTCACCTACGAGCTGCAGGCCAACGGCCAGGTGCGGCCTGATTCCGTGGCGTTCGTTTGTGCGAAGTGCAGCGCGAAGATCCCTGAGATATTCAAACAGCAAATGCTCAACGCCGGCCGCTGGATCGCGGAATTCCCGGACCGCCCGGTAGTGGGTTTTCACCTGAACGCGCTCTATTCGCCATGGCGCGATAATTGGGCCGCGCTCGCGCAGGAGTGGGCGGAAGCGAATCACGAGAAGAATCCCGAAAAGCTGAAGGCCTTCGTCAACCTGCGCCTGGGCGAGACGTGGGAAGAGCAGGGCGATTCGATCGAAGCGGTAACGCTGAAATCACGCCTCGAGGGCTACAAGGCCGAAGTGCCGGAGGGCGTGGGACTGCTCACCGCCAGCGTAGACGTGCAGAACGATCGCCTCGAGGCGATAGTGAAAGGCTGGGGCGCGAAGGAAGAATCCTGGCTGATCGCGTATCAGCAGATCTTCGGCGATCCCGGCCAGGAAGAAGTGTGGAACGAAATGGACTCGTTTCTGCTGGGAGCATGGGAAACGGGGAACGGCCACAAGGTGAAGATCTCGGGCGTAATGATTGACTCCGGCGGCCAGCATACCGACTCGGTCTATAAGTTCGTGGCCGGCCGCGGCGCGCGGCGCATCTTCGCATCGAAAGGATCGAGCGAAGCGGGGAAGGAAATCGTCGGCAAATTCTCGGTGAACAATCGCTATCGCGTGAAGCTTTTCATCATCGGCACGGACACGGCGAAGGACCGCGTATTCGCGCGGCTGAAAATTCCGGCGCCGGGCCCGGGCTACGTGCACCTGCCGGATTTCATCGAGGACGAGTACCTGGCACAGCTCACGGCGGAGAAAGCGGTGCGGCGTTACAAAAAAGGCGTGGGCACTGTGCGCGAATACATCAAGACGCGCGCGCGCAACGAAGCACTGGACCTCGAGGTCTACGCTCTGGCCGCGCTATACGTGCTGGGACAGGCGACAATTCGAAAGCTCGGGGAGTTGGCTGAGCTGATGAAAAAGCCTCCGGATCCCAAACCGGATGGATCTGGAGGCCAGGGCGGACCGTCGGGCACGGCGCCGCCGCGGCGCGGGCAGGGCTCGAGCTGGGTGCAGGGCTGGAGGTAGCAGGAGTGCAAGATTCGCGAGCAGGAGTGCAGAGTAGCTTTGCACACGACCGTCACCTGACCGACCAGATCCAAACAGTGGGTGGAGAGCAAGGGCGCCGGACAATGGACGAAAAGCACGGCTGAATTCCGTCCCTTGAGTGGTCCGCGTCGTTCGAGTCACCCTCGGCGCCGTGCATAGCCGGACCTGTACCATTGACCAGGTAAGCACGACCTCCCTTTAGAACAGATGGACATGGCTGTCCGATCGCCCATATCCTGCCAGGAGTAGCGGTTCTCACATCTGGACCTTCGAATCTGCTGTTAACGTGTGTTTGCTCAAGTTCTCGCGGGCTGCACGCCCGAAACAGTGCAGGCCTAGCTCTAGCGGCCGCCAGCCATATCGCTAGAGAACAATCCTTCGCGCATCCGTGTCCGCAAAACACACCATAGTCCCGCGCGGGTTCGCCCTCGCCGATCTCGATCACCGCTTCGATCCCGAAAAATTTCAGCGCGTCACCGGCCGCCAAGCCCGCGCTTTGGCCCAGGCCGGAACGATTCGCCAGCTCGGCGACAGCGGCAAAGTGTGGCAACTCACGGAAATATCGATCACGCATTCGGATTACGAAACGGGGAAAGGCCGCGTTTCGCTAGAGATCCCGTTTGCTCTTCAGTCATTCGTAACGTCGGAGATGCGCCGGCGCCCCTCCTGGGACGTTATGATCGAAGCATGATGAAAGCCGCGAAGGAAAAGCCGAGCGCCGCTGACCTGGTCTCGCGGTACCAAAAGGCGAAGAAGGCCGGCAGGCGGGGTTACGAACGCGCGGACCGGCTGATGCAAGAGCTCGCGAAAACCGTGAAACCTGGCGAGGAAGTGAAGCTGAACGACGCTGGCCGCAAAATGATTCTGCACGACCGATTTGCCGAGGCCTCCCAAAAAGGCGGAGCGATCTGGACACCGTGCGCCGCTAGACGGTGGGAACTAGAAATCATCGAGCCGTAGAATCCCGTGCAAATGAAGTGCCCGAAATGCGGTGGCGTGGCCACGAAGCACCGCCACGAGGATCCCTACTTCTGCCGTTCCTGCGGATGGCGATCTAACTGGTAGCAAATGCCTCCCATCGTTCCCGATTACGTCCCTCGCCACTTCGCGCAGGGAACCACCGTAAAATTCACGCGCTCGCTCGACGATTTCGCGCCGTCCGATGGCTGGATCTACACGCTCTATCTGAACGGCCTCACGCAGAAATTCAATAAGGCCGCAGCGCAGTTCGACACTGCCACCTTCCTGATCGAGCTCCTGCCCACGGATACCGCTGCCCTGGCTCCGGGCCCCTATCGCTATGCCGAGCGGCTATCGAATCCCGGGTGCAGCCTGGTGCTCACGGGGGTGGCCATGGGACCTGACGGGACGGCTGTGTACAGCTTTTCGCAGTACACGAACCTTCCGCCTTACGAGGGCATGGCCGTGGCCATCACTGGCTTCGCAAACGGTGGGAACAACGTGCCCGGCGTGATCTCCGCGCTCTCCGGAGGGCAGAACGGCACTTTCACGATCGCGAATGCGACGGCGGTGAATGAGACGCACGCCGGCGCCGGCGCCGGACCGCAAGAGGTTTACGACATCACCGGCGACGAGCTGGTGATCAACATCGAGCCGAGCGCGGACACCTCTCCCGCCGGCGCGTTCCAGACTTTCGAGGAAAGAACTCTGGCGGCGATCGAGGCGGTGATCGGCGGCCGCGCGACGTCCGATATCGAGGCCTATCAGATCGCTGGACGCGCCGTCACCAAGATCCCGATGAAGGAGCTGCTGCGGCTCCGCGGGATCTACAAAGCGGTAGTCTGGCGACAGCAGCATCCTGGAAAAATCGGGAAGCCGTGGAAGATTGATTTCAGCACCGAATCTGAGAAGACGAATTATCCGCCCACCTGGCAAGACGTCACCGGCCTGGACTCCAGCGACTGATGGAACACATTCGGCGGATCCGCGTGAAGATTTTTTCTCCGGGAAACAAAGGATTCATGCGCAAAACTTTGGCCGCCGCGCCGGGCCAGGCGTTCACCGAAGCCGGCATCGAGCGGATTCTCGATCAGGTAGCCGAGACGATCGATAAGCTTCATCCCGCGCACGAATATTCCATGGTGCAGGTCGATGTTGACGCCTTCAATTTCGTATGGCGCGCGGAGAAGGCGGCCGCGGCATGACGCGCGCGCACCAGCAATCGAGCTGGTTCGCCGGCGTTCGCGATCGCGTTGCGGGGTGGTTCGGCGGATCCGCGCCCTCAAGGCGCAATCTGACGCTCTTCAATGGCTCGGTGGGCTCGCGGCTCACTATGGATTGGGTGAACGCGCCGATCCTTTCGGCCGACCAGGAAGTGAAAGGCAACCTGCGCATCCTGCGCGGCCGCGCGCGCGAGCTCAGCCGCAACAATGCCGTGGCGAAGAGCTACCTGAAAATTCTCATGGCGAACGTGCTGGGCGAGCGCGGCATCGGCTATCAGCCGCTGGTCCGCAATAACAGCGACGAGCTGAACCAGCAGTTCAACGCCAAGATCGAGAAGGCCTGGAAGGAATGGTCCCACAAGGGCGAGTGCACCGTGGACGGCAAATGGAGCCTGCGGACTGTGCAGAATCTGGTGCTCTCTACGGTGGCCACCGATGGCGAAGCGTTCGTGCGCCTGGTGCCAGGCTTCGACAATAAATATCGCTTCGCGCTGCAGATGATCGATGCGGACCAGGTGGACCACCTTTTCAGCCGCTGGCCCTCGCCCGGCGCCGGCCAGAATCCCAGCAACAATGAGATCCGCATGGGCGTGGAAGTAGATAAGTGGGGGCGCCCCGTGGCTTACCACGTGAATCCCGCGCATCCCTCCGATCTGGGCGGGTCCCTGCTGCGCGAGCGCATTCGCGCCGAATACATCCTGCACCTTTACGATCCGCTGCGCGTGCAGCAGACCCGCGGCATTCCGTGGTTCACGCCGGTGATGCTTGAAATGCGCATGGTGGGCGGCTACATGGAAGCGGAGCTGGTGGCTGCGCGGGTGAGCGCCGCGAAGATCGGTTTCCTCGAGCACACCGACGCTTCGGCCTATGAAGCGGCGAATGAAGACGAAACGTCGAATGGAGCGCCACGCCGGATGGAAGCCAATCCCGGAGTGATCGAGGAGCTCCCGCCAGGACTCACCTTCAAAGAGTGGAATCCTGAACACCCCGCCAACGCTTTCCC